TACGTACCTGTTCTGCTAAATCTTTTCTAGGAAGGGGCCATTGACCATACTCTGCTAGAGTATCATTATTGATCTCAACAGTTACTATATTGTCTATGATTTCTGTTTGTTGTTGTCTTTGGTGATTGTCTAATGCTTTGAGACGCATTACATCTAGGAACCATGGGTTATAGAATCTTATACCACATAGTGTTAGTATTATTAATAATGTTACTAAATATTTTTTCATCCTCTTACCTCATCACCAACTTCCGGTACCTCTAGTTCTATTACTTCGTGGGCACTTCGATAGTCGCGACACCACATAATAATAATAAATGCGATAACTACTGCTCCAAATATTTGTATTCTTAACTTTATTTTTTTTTCATCATACATCTTGGTTATTAGTTTTCATCACCGCCTGTAGGAGTAGCCTCAGTTATGGTGCCTGTGTCTGTTGCTTTTTCCTCAATACCAAAATTGTTTGAATATCCTAAATATCCTAACATTACACCTAGTATTACTACGCATAATATCCATATTTTATTTCCTCGTTTACTTTTTGATTTTTTACCCATTATTGTGTTCCCTGTGTTGTGTTTAATTGTTGTATCCCGTATTGACATATAAAATAACTATCTGCTATATCACTAGCAGGATTCATTGTTGTAGTATCTAGTAATGAAAACAGTGGAGATTTAGTATCTTTGATAAATTTTTCTACTATCTCTTCTTTCTTAGCATTACCTTTACCAATCATCTCTTTCTTTATCACTGTAGGTGGAATAACTGTGAATGGTATATTCTTTCTCATTAATTTATGTTTAAGTAGACCAGTGTTCTCTCCTATATGGAATACTTTACCTGTTGCACCAAAAGCATAGTCTTCTATCCAGACATGATCAATAGTATATGAGTCTAAAATGTCCATAGCCCACTTCATTATATGTGCATACTGATGAGTCTTGGATAAAAAGTCTTTTGGTTTAGGTAACAAAGTCCCTGAAAACGTACACATATCACTTTCATTATACTCTACTAGCTTCTTAACTCTTGTTAGATAATGAAAATCATACTCTTCACCTACTTGTACACAAATACATGGACTTGCTGTACTATAATCAATACCTACATTGCACTTAGAATTCATCTCCATCACCATCCATCATATCAACACCTTTATTAAAATCTGTATGCTCTTTAAAATCAATACCTATATCTTCTGTAGGATTATCATGCTTTGTCCCACAAAACGGACAATACTCTGGAACTTCAGAATACGGTAACTCAACTTCGTCTTGTTCCCATTTTACTTCATACATTGATCCACACGTGTGGCAATCGTACTGATGGGTCTTTGTGTTGCTTGTGTCGTCCATGTCACGCATATATTAGTCCTCATATAATTTCTGATACATTTGATTAAACACACCGCCAGTTTCTGGGGTTGCATATTGCTCATTTGTAGTAAGACCACCATTCATTATTGATGGGGGGTCATTAACATCTAACTTAGGTTCTTTTCTATGATCTGGATATTGAACAGTCTTTATTGTACCGTCTTCATAACAAATGATTTTAATCCATGCCTCAGCAGCTACTCTCGGGTCTGTCATAGTACTCTCCTAATAAGTTATTTTTTAGCTGTAACCGTTCTATCTTGATGTTGCTTTAACTCTTGTATACGTGTGTCCATTAGTTTTAATTTACGTAGTAGTTTAGGACTGGTTACCTTCTCTCCTTTTCTTACTCCTATTTCAATACCTATATCACGTCCAGCTCTATATCCCCAAGAAGCTGTTACTAAACAAGCTATAATACCTATAGCTATGTGTACATATAACATATCCATTATACTCTCCTATTGTGCCCAAACCTCTGACCAGTCACCAGACAGTGCTCCTTTAGCATAGTCGGTTGCTCTGTTCTCAAAGAAGTTTGTATGTGTGGGTGCATTAATCATTTCCTCGACCCACGGTAGAGGGTTCTTTTTTACTTTATAGATACCTTTCATACCCATAGAGATTAATCTTCTATCAGCAATATATCTAATATATTCTTTTACTTCTGTATCTCTTAGACCTTCAACCTTACCCATTGTAAAAGCCAAGTCTATGAATTTGTCTTCTAAATCTACCATTTTCTCGCATACAGTATATATCTGACCTTTAGTTTCGTCATTCCACACCTCTCTATTCTCTTCAACATATGTTCTGAATAGTTTAATAAGACCTTCAGCATGCATAGTCTCATCTACTATAGACCATGTAACTATCTGACCCATACCTTTCATTTTACCATGGCGTGGAAAGTTTAATAGCATAATGAATGAACTGAATAGTGATAATCCTTCTGTGAATGCACTAATAGCAGCAATCTTAACTGGTATGTTAGCTCCATTCATAATCTTACTCTGGAAGAACTCATGCTTATCTCTCATAGCATCATACTCATTGAACTCGTTGTATGTTGTATCAGGCATACCTAGAGACTCTATAAGATGACTGTATGCAGCAATATGTAATGCTTCTCTAGCAGCAAAGCCAGACAGCATCATTCTTAATTCTGGTTGAGGAAAGTTAGGTAGATAGTTATTAACATAACCTCCTGCAACATCTATGTCTGATTGTGTAAAGAATCTGAATACATTAGTTAAGAAGAACTTCTCTTCTTGTGTCAATCTTGACTTCCAGTCTTTAACATCACCTAACATAGGAACTTCTGTATGTAACCAATGTGATTGCTCATGCTTTAACCACATATCATATGCCCATGGGTAATGGAAAGGTTTGAAATAATCTCTGTTGTCTGTTACTTTTAGTTTTTTTTCCATCTATCCCTCGCATGCCAGACACTCTTCTGGATTAGTAGCTAATACAGTCATGTCTAGTTCTTTGATTATGTTACGTTCAATACCTCTTGATATCTTATCAGCCTTACCTATCTTTTCACTTCTACAATAGTACAAAGTTTTTAACCCAGACTTCCAGGCTAGGAAGTGTACAGTATGTAGGTATTTAATGTTAGCGTCTGGTCTAAAGAATATGTTAAGTGACTGTGCTTGGTAATATACTTCTGTCGATCAGCAGCATGCTCAATTAACCATCTCTGATCTATTTCCATAGATGTCTTATATAATTCTTTCTCTTCATCTGATAGACATTTAACAGTCTGACAGCTACCTTCATTAGATATAATAACACTCCATATCTTATCATAATCTAAAGTACTATCTACTTCACACTTAGCCTTAATAAGAGCGTCTAGGTACTTATTCTTATTTAAATACGCACCTGACAGAGTGTCTTGTCTATATGCATTAGCTCTCCATGGTTCAATAGAAGGAGATGTGTTACCCATAATGATACTAGAAGATGCATTAGGTGCAATAGCCATCACGTGACTAAATCTAAATCCTGTACCTTTAGCATCAGGAGCTTCACCTCTCTCTGTACCAAGTCTAATATTAGCTGCATCCATTTGTTTTCTTATATGTCTAAACACTCTCATATTAAGAGACTTAGCAGCTACGCTTTCAAATGGTATATTTTTACGTTGTAGATATGCATGAAAACCTAATGCACCACAACCTATACTACGTTCCCGTTCTGCACTATACCTTGCTCTTTCTATAGCAGACGGTGCATTATCTATAAAGTATGTTAGTACATTATCTAACATCTCAGCTACATCACCAATGAATTGTTTATCTTTACTCCATGCATCATAGTATTCTAAATTTAAACTTGAAAGACAACATACAGCTGTACGGTCTTTATTTGTAGGTAGGATTATTTCACTGCAAAGATTACTTTGGTTTATCTCTAAGCCTCTTTGCTTTAACCATTTTGGCATATGTTCATTAGATGTATCAATAAAGTGGAGGTAAGGTTCACCTGTCTGCATTCTCATTTCTAGTATGCGCTGCCAGAGATCTTTAGCACTAACCGTATCAACTATTTCATTACTATGAGGATCTGTTAGATTCCAATCATCATTAGCTTCTGGATCTATCATTGATCCTTCTAGTAGTTCCATAAAGTCATTTGTAATATTGAGACCATGATGTAGATTTAGACATCTTTGATTCTGATCACCAGTAGGTTTTCTCATCTCTAAGAACATTAAAATATCTGGATGTGATATGTTGAGATATGCTGCATAGCTACCTCTTCTAGTCTTACCTTGTCTATAAGCTAGTGAACTAGCATCATACATCTTTAAATGTGGCATAACACCTGTAGACTTGTCGTCACTGGACCTCATTCCAAATCCTATGCCTACCCCACCACCTAACATAGAAAGCCAATTAGTTTCACTGAGTGTGTCCACTAAACCTTCTGCACTATCGTTAATGTAGTTGAGATAACAACTTATAGGTAGACCTCTTTGAGTCTTACCAAAAGCAAGTATAGGTGTACTATAACTTAACCAATGCTTACTTGAGTAATCATATAATCTCTGAGCATGTTCTGGATTACTCGAGAATGTTTTAGACACAAATGCAAATCTCTCTTGAGGTGAAGTCTCAGTATCTCTCATATACGATTCTTTTAGTCTCTTGATACCTGATGGATCAAATAACAGATCCCTATTAGGATCTATATTAATGCCCAGAACTTCCATTATGCTTCCTCCGTTAAATGTTTCCAACTAATTGGAAAGTGTGGTTTAATTTGTGTACTAATTTCTTCTGCAACCCATTGTGTTTCTTTCTGAGCAGTCTTGTCTAATCTTAAATTACACACTCTTGCAAATGCATATACTGAACCGGACCAATACCATTCAGTCATCATTGATTGTGGTAGTACCATCCTGGCCATCTCTGGTGCTACACCTTGTCTTAATAATTGTTCATATGACCACTTAGCTTGTCGTATAGCATGTTTATAGTGATCAACAAGATCACCTCTTGGATTTATATTTACAATTTCTTCTGCACTACCTTGCTTTACATTATCAGCCTTAGCTCTCCACTCCTTAGGTTCATATATTTCAACCTTACTATCTACATACCTACGACTTACTTCATTCCATGATAAACCTACTTGATGCTTTACCAATTGACGAGCAACAAAGACTGGTGCCCGTATATGAAACTGAGCACTACAGTGAGCAAAAGGACTCCAATGCCCATGCTTAGCCAGAAACCTGATGAGTTTAGTATCTTTTGTATCATTAAATTCCTCATGCTTAGTTGCAAATGAAACTCTAGCAGCATTAACTACAGAGAGATCACTCCCCATTTTATCTATTAAACTCACTTCAATCAACATCTTCTCCAATTAGTAAGTGCCATATTAGCTTGTAAACCACTGAATGTATTTTGGTCAATCACAAGTTTTATATCAGCTGTACTCATACCACTTAATATCATATCATTTATATCTTTATTCTTTATTCCTTCAGGCCATATAACAACACCGTAAGATGCACGTATAGCTTTCTCTATCTTCTTCACTATCTCTATGCTCCTAGGTTCATTATCATAAACCATTACAGCATTTACATCATTCATAGCTAATGTAGCATCACTACCAGCCATTGCAACAGAGTTGTCAACAAAACAACTATCTAATGGACCTTCTATAACATACACCTTCTTATCAAAATCAACACTTTCCAAACCAAACATCTTTGGCTTAGATTCATCTAGCATTATAGTAATGTATCTGA